GACTTCCTGATTCCACTCGGCAAGCTCGGCGGTGCGGTTATCCGCTATAGCGAAAGCCTTTACCTGCTCAGGAGTCCACTCTTCCGGGACTGCGACAGTATCTATCTCAGACCAGCCGAGAGAGATCGCCGCCTGAAGAGTCCCGTTCCCGGCAACGACTACGCCGTCGGCGTTTAGAACGATCGGCTTACGCTGACCGAACTCGGCTAAGGACTTCTTTATCGCGTCTAGGTTGAGCGGGCTATGCGAGCGGGCGTTCTCAGGATCGAAGCTCAAATCGGCTACCCGTCTAGTTTCTATGCGTAGGTTCATAATCAAAACTCTACCATTTCAAAAACCCGTAATTTCGCGGACAGGCGAAACGAAGGGAGTTCGGGGTAGAAAGCGCGGGCGATACGTAGGTTTGACCCGCCCCCCGAGTGTTACGGGTGGGGGTATAGCGGGGTTGTGCGGGCTTTAGAGCGGTTTTGAGCCGCGTTTAGCGTTACAGGCTCGGTGCGCTGGGGCTAACTGGTCTAGGGCGGTTACGGGCGTAGAAGGGTTTAGGTGGTCAGCTTCGATTCGGTCGCCCGGTTCAAAGGGTTTCCCGCAGATGTGGCAAGCTATAGCGGTTTGTCTAATGATTTTCGCTAGGCGTGAGTATGCGCCTGAGTATTGACCCGTTTCGCTCTTTCTTCGATCCCGTCGCGCGTTCCGTTCCGCTTCGACCTTATAGGCGTGTTCGGGGCAACGACTCCCATTAGTCGAGAGCCTTCCACAGGTTAGGCAGGGTTCGGGTAGGCGGGTCATTAGTTCTTTTCTTTTATCTTTTGTTTCGGTCGGTGGAGTAGAAGCCTGACCCGGTGAACGATACTGATACGCCCGCTATTACTTGGCGCAAAGGCTTAGAGCATTTCGGGCAGTCTTTAGGTTCGTTGTCGTCGAAGATCGAGCGGACTTGTTCGAGCTTATGCCCGTCGTCGCAGACATACTCGTAGAGCGGCATTACTTTCCCTTTATCTCTAGGAGAATCTCTCGCAGGATAGCCGCTTCACGTGTAGCCCCATACTCTAAGCACATCTGATAGTGCCTAACGATCACTAGGGTTATCTCGTTCGCGGTCATTGTCTCTGCTTCTTTCTAATCGGTTGAGTCGAAGATAATGTTTAGCGCAAAGCTCTCGCGCCTTCATAGGGAGATCACAGGTCGGAACTCCGCAGGTCGTATACTTCACTCCGGGTTCTCTGCTCCGAGTCTGAGCGATAAGGATAGCACCCATAGAAGTTTTGACGATCAGACCCGCTTCTTTTCTTTCCCTATAGTTTGCTAGGTAGTGTTTAGCGCAAAGCCCTTTAGCCTTTACGGGCAGACCGCAGAAGCACATTTTGAAACCCTTTCGTAGGAGAGAACAGTTTATAGCTTGAGAACTGTCCCGGTGAACTCGGTTGCCTGTTCAAGAACAAAGCAGACTAATCCCGGTTGGCTATCTTCCCCGCTTGTTAGTCGATACCAGTCAGACCCGTTATCGAGCGTTGCGGCTTGAACCCAGAAGCGGCTCGATCCCCGCTCGGTCGAAGCTATCTCTTGAACTCTTAGGTGGTGGAAGTGTCCGCTCGCAAGAATCGTCGCGGCGGCTATCGGTTGATTTCCGAAGGCTTGAGCTTTCCACCAGTTCGGGATTCCTTCGGGGCGGTTCGCTTGGTGTCCGTGCGCTAGCCCTAAGCGGTGAAACTTATCTCCGAACACGTCTACGATTAGAGATTCGTCGTCGCGGCTCGGTTCGAGAAACTTTATTCCTAGCCCTACTTCGTTCGAGAGCCGGGCAAGAGTTCGCCCTATGTGAATAGCCCAGTCGTCCGTCGGAGTTCCTACCCGTTGCTTACTGACCCGCCATTGGCAATGATTCGACCCCACCGAAGCGTAAGTAATCTCAGGCACTAGACCCGCTAACTTCTTCAAAGTTTCATAAGCAAGAGTCGTCGCAAGATCCACCTGAGCCATAAGTGATAAGTCGTTGGACTGTAACTGAGCTAGGTTCGCGGCGTTCCCGAAGTTCTCGATCGTATCGCCAACGTCGCAAAAGACTACGCGGGTAATCTTCTCACGCTTCACCACCGCTAGGAGAGCTTCTACCTTTTCGTGAACCCGGACAATAAGCTCGGCGACCCCGCCGCGACTCGCGACTTTGCCGACCTGTAAATCCGACCATAGAACTACTAGGGCTTTACTGCCCGGTTCGGTCTTAGGTTTCTTTATCTTTGTTTTCTTTGCTTGCGAGTAGAGAAGCGGTAGGTCGATAGAAGCGTTTACTTTGCGGAAGCGGAACTTATAGGCGGTTAGCCACTCGCCGTCATAACGTTGCCACCTGCTCGTTCTAGGTTCGCCGACGATCTCAATTTCGGCAGGGTCGAAGCCCGCTTCAAGAAGGAACTGCTCGAAGTTAGGTTTATCTTCTACGCCGAAGCCGTTAGTGGTCGCTTCCCCTTCAGACCCGTTGAACTCGACGGCAGGTTTCCAGCCGACGGGTGCGTCGATCTTTGGGGCGGGCTTTAGGTTCTCAAGCATTACAACCGCATAGGTTCTTGCGGTGGCGTTCGATAACTGTTCTTGAAAGTTTCAGACCCCGATTAGCAAGCTCGGACACTAGGGCGTTAGTAGACCAGCGTAGATCGACTACTGCGTCGAGAAGAATCGCTCTATCTTCTTTTGATAGTTCGTTAGCCAACTTCTTCACTAAGCAAGCGTGTTTCGGTGGCGGCGTTAGCCCGCTGAGAATACTCATAGTTTCAGTCTATCGTTAGGTTATTCGAGAAGTCGTCGAGCAACGCGGCGGAAAGATTCACCGCAAGAGTCTTAGGGTTCTTCTTCTTCGACTGCTTCTTCAACCACTCGGCAAGATAAGGGCGGATAGCTTCGAGATCGTCCGACCAGATAAGCCGGGCTTCGAGAAGCAGGGCGGCTTCTAGAACTAACTGTTGGCGGCGACTCACTTCTTCTTTTCTTTCTCGATTAGGGTCTGAGCGTTCTTATGCGCCCTAACCGCTTTAGGATCTCTTGCGCCTTCGTAGTAGCGCCCAGCGTGAAACATTATGTTGTCGCGGATTCTGTTATCGACCTTTGCTTGTTCGGGTGCGGGATCGAGCTTACGGGCGACCGGGTGAAGCCAAGTCTGATCGTGGCGCTCGGCTTCTAGGCGTTTCCAGAATAGGTCTACTTCTTTAGCAGTCTTAGGCATCTTTAGTTCCCTTCAAGATAGCGATTATGGCGTTTATGTTTGCGGTTTGAGATAGGTTCTTATCTTGCGCTTGTTTGCGAAGGTGACGTAGAAGCTCAAGCATTTTCTGGCGCTCTTCGATACGCCCGTCCACTAAGCCCGCGTCGTAGGCTATAAGCTCTTCGTCGGTCATTGGTCGATCATTAGGGTTAGGCATTAGGGACGCTTTCTTTCAAATAGTTTTCGTTTAGTCTTTGATGAATAATTTCTATGGAGTTCGGATCTTTCTCTATGAGAATAAAGTTTCTTCCAAGATTCTTAGCCGCTAGCCCGGTTGTCCCGCTACCCGCGAACATATCTAAGACAACTTCTCCGGGTTTAGTGCTAAGTAAAATACAGGTTTCGGGCAGTTTTATAGGAAAGCCGCTATGCCCAAACTTAGACGCAGTTTCTTTACGTCCAAACCCGTTTTTAGTCTTGCCCGCGTTGAATTGAAGTTCCCAAACATTGCCGACATTTTTAGTCTTGAACATTTCGGGGGCGTTTAGATAAGCCGCTTCTTTATCTAAGTAAATCTCTGCCGAGCTATGCCGAAGCATAAAAACATATTCACATTGGTTAGTCAGTTGCCGGGTAGTGTTTGCTGGTTGCTGGTTATAGCGATACCAGATAATCGAGTCGTGAAGTTTCCACATTAGTTTTCGGGTTGCGATCTCCATAATCTCGAAGGCTCGTATAGTTATTTCGCTATCGTTTATCACGTTGAGATAGAAAGTCCCGTTGTCTTTTAGAACTCGTTTAGATTCTTTTAGCCAAAGCTCGCACCAACCTAAATACTGAGCATAAGAATTGAAATACGCTTCATAAGCAAAGCCCTTCCAATAAGGCGGCGACGTGACTATACAGTCGATAGATTTATCGGGTAATTTTGCCATTTCTTCAAGGCAGTCGCCCAGAATAACTTGATTAGACACTAGATCCGCCCTGTAGTTCGGTAATTAGTTGCCTAAGTTCGTAGCATTTCCCGGAGTGATTACCGCAACGCCCGTCCGAATCCGCGAGCGCGTCGAAGCATATCTGCTTCTCTATGCGACCAATAATTCTTAGGCGTTCGGCTTTAGCCCCGAAGTAAAGCTCTGCCGAGCGGACAGTTCCCGATCGGTCGGCGCTATCCGAAATAAGGTTCATAAGGTTAAACAACTCGGTCGGATAGTTGAACCCGGTCGGCTTCCGCCAGTTGTCCTTGATAGCGGCTATTAGGGCGATAATCCTTTGTCGCTCTAAGGTGCGCCCCGTCGATACCGCGTCCATAATGGCGGTCGATAGCTCTTCTTGCTCAAGCTCTAGTTTCATCTTTCTCAAACTTTCTAATAAGGTCGATAACTTGTTTACTCGGTTTAGGTATTGCTTTTAGTTCTTTTAGAATCTCTAGCCGGGCTTCAAGCCTTGCGGTTTTGCGGGCTAGGTCAAGCATTGACTTCATAGAGTCATAGATCGGGGTTTCACTCAATTAGCCCACCATAAACCCTTTGTAAGTGGTCGATAACTTCTCGACGGGCGGCGTTAGCAATAGCCAAAGTTTCGGGGTCTTGCTCCGAATAGGTTTGCTCTTTCGAGTCCGCGAATCGGGTTGCTTCGACTAGGACTTCGTTCACTAGCTCGATAGTGTCTTTCAGGCGATCGCTCATAGGTTGCTACTCCAGACCATAGGGCTTCGTTCGCTGGCAAGAGTGCGAATCTCAAACACGCCGTCTAGGTCGGCTTCGTTCTTCATAATCTTTCGGGCGTAAAGCGATCGGTAGTTGTTATTCAGTTTGTAGCCTTCGGAATCGGTTAGCCCCGCTAAATGCCATTCCCAGCGCAGTTTCTCAAAGAGTGTCGCTATTCCGAGCTTTGCGCCGCCAGCGTTCACCCATTGGCGGGCTAGGCGAACTAACTGTTTGTAGACTTCCGGGTTCTGCGTGTCGAACTCGATAAAAGCCTTTTCTAGTTTGTTGAAACTTTCCATTACTTCTTGCTCTCCTTTACTACTTTGATTAGGAAATAGGTAAATACGCTGAAGAACGTTAGGGCTAGAAACCAGTTCGCTTCTTTTGCGAGTTCGTTACTGATCCACTCGAAAGCGACGACTAGGGCAACTAAGCCGAGAACGATTAGTAGTTCTTTCACTTTTCGCACCCTTCTTCCCCGCAGTCGAAGCCGCACTCTTCAGCGCCGCAGTCTGAGTCGCAAGAGCATTCTTCTTCGTCGCCTTCAGCGTAGAGCTTCACGTTCTCAAGAAGAGAAAAGAACTCTAGGATCTTCTCGACGTTCGGTTCGTTCTTGAAGAATCTTTCGATTCGGTTAGCGGCGTAAGCGATTCCCTGCTGGAACGCTTCGTTCTGTGCTTGCTTTAGTCCGCTGAAAGTCAGCGTTACTTCGTCGTCTGCTTTGTATGGCATTAGTTATCCCCTTCGACAATTTCTGAATCTAGTAATGCTCGGATAAAATCTTCGGCTTCGTCCGGGCGGACAACGAACTCTTTTAGAGCGTCCGCAATGTAGTCGAGTTCAACGTATTCCAGAACCGCTTTAGCGCAAAGCTTTACGCCGTAATTCTCTTCGCTATAGCCGATTAGGTCTATGAAGAAAGTGAACGGGTTATTCTCTTGATCGTAGTTCTTTCCCCAGTTGTATAGGGCGGCGATACTTTCGAACTTTTTATTTTCTAGTAGTTCTTGAATAGTCATTAGTTCGCCGCCTTACGCTCGGCGATAACTTCTTTTATCATTTCTAGAACCTGCTGGGCGTGTTGCCCAAACACTAGATCCTTGTTTCTGTATGCGTCGTCAAACGCCTTCTGCCAACCGCTGAGCATAATCTCTAAGAAGTTGTCGTCTTGAGTTCTAATCCAGTCCTTGTTCACTTGATCTTCTTTCCCTAGTTGTTTATAGCTCTTATCGGCTATAGGTAGAGAGTATCAAAGTTTCGACTAAAAAGGCAGTATTTCAAGCAAGTTTTTTAGGTTGTTACCAATCCGTTACAAAGTCCTAAACCCTTGATAAATAGACCCTAGCCCCGCTAATCGGGTAGGTTTCGGGGGTCGAACCCGTCCATAGCTTTCGAGCGTCGATCTCAACGATAAGGGAATCGTCCAGCAAAACCCCTGCCTGTGTGAGCGAATCCCCCACCGCCCGGACCAAGTGATCCAAGTCTGGCTTTCCCCCCGGATAGTCCGCATACTTTGACTTAGCAGGGCGCTCAATAAAGAAATCGACTTCGAGCTTTACGGGTTCACTAAAAGGCGTAACGTCCATAGATTCATTTAGGGCAAGTTTCGCCGCCAACATAACCGCCGATCGCCACTCAGGAAGATACTTCGAAGATTCGACCATAACCGCCCGCCCGCCGCGAACATAAGCAGTCTTGCTACCCTGCGGCGCAGGTCGCCCTTCGACCAAGAAAGAGAACTCAGTCCTAGACAAAACTAGAAGGGCATATCGTCGGCTACGGCAGTCCAGTCCGCAGGAACTTTAGTATTAGACACGTTTACTCCGACAGGTTCAAAAGTAGTTCCGTTTATAGAAACCTTCACCGAACGACCGGGCTTACCTTCACGATCGAGCTTTACCGAGCCGTCCGGGTTCTTCCAATCTTCGATAACCGCAGAGTGAATCCCACTAAACACGCCTTCAGCGCCCACGTCGAAACTTACAGGCTTCTCAAACCAAGCCGTATAAAGCCGCTGAGCAGATTCGCCGTCCTTAGTCTTGAAATACTCCGTAACAGTAACCGCTTTGCCGTCCCAGAAAATCTTGGTCGCAAAACCCTTAACGCTGATAGTCGCCATTTAGCAACCCCTTCCAATAGATACTTCGAGCCTAGCAGTTACGTCCGACAATGTTCAACTTCTACACAGTCCTTATGACCGCAGATTCTTTCCCCGATCATAAACAGTTCGCCGTCGATAAGCGGGTTATCGTCCGCGTCGAACTCACCACCCCAAGGCTTACAGGGCTTCCCAAAACCATAACTAATAGTCTTAGCGGGGCGCATACGACAACTAAAGCACAACCCGTCTTTACGCTCACGCTTATCTAACGGGACGAAGCTCACCTGCCCGCACCTAACACAAACTATCTTCTTATCGTCCACCCTAAAACCCTAGCAGTTCCTAAATAACGCTTTGGGTTCTCGAAGGGAGAGAGAAGGGCTTAGTTACGCTCCAACTCTCTAACGCCAAGGGACTCTTGGGTTTCGGTCGGGGTCGAGTCTTGCGATATCGACTATCTACGCCATACGTAATAACAGGCTTCTAGGGCTATTGGGTAGACACGATTCAATAGCGCCGCTATTACTCTGCCGATCTCTCTTCGGCTTTTGCCCGATCTAAAGCTTCATTTATCCGCCGAGCATACTAAACAGGATCGCTCTAACCGACTGAAACCGGGAGTATGAGTCCACGGGAAATTGACTTTAGTTCGGCTTAACGAGTTGGCACTCTCCGAACACTTGACCAAAGGCAAGATTTGACCCGAGTAGTTCGGGCTTGCTGCTATTCAGTTATAGGAAGTTGCTCTTTCTACTTGAAGTTATCGTCGTCGATCAGGAATCTTAGGGCGAGCTCTGCCTGTTGCGGAACGACGCCGTTTCCAGCCATTTTGAGTTCGTCTGCTCGGCTTAGATTATGCCCGGTTATGTGTCCTTCGGGCAAACCCATAAGCCACTCGGTAAAGAGCGAACTGAGCCTGTGCGATCCGTCTTTGCCGTCGGGTTTAGTAGGCGGTGGAGATTTACGCCCAGTTACTTGCTCCCAACGTTGAATAGCGGCGGCAAACCTGCCCCAATTAGTTTCTTTCTGAGTTACCCAGACTTGACGTGCGAGAGTTTCGATTCTATTCGGGTTATGTCCGTTGTTTTTGTGAACGTCGGCAAGCGGGGTCTTTAGAAGCTCCATTCGAACGGCTACGCCTAGACTCACTCCCGGCATACCCTTTACTTTCCCGTCTAGGTAGTCCTGCCGACGATCTAGATAATCGTCTATCTCTTCGTCATAGTTTCTAATATGCCCGATAGTCGGAGTCGGCAGTAGTCCTAATTTTTTGCTATCTTCGACAAACTCATAAGGGTTTGGGTTCGCATTACCCCGAAATGCCGGGCTTCGACCATTAGAAGCCGTAGTAAGAGTGTTAAACACTTGGACGGGCGACGATAAAGACTCGCTCTCGCTGGTGAGCCGCCCCTGCGTCTGAAGCTCGAACAGTCGTCCAGCGGCAGTCATACCCGATTTCGGAAAGACTGCCTGAAACAACTCCGAGTGCTCGGAGAATAGGCTCTCCTGCTCGGTAATCCAGACCTGAAGATTCGAGTTCCAACTCGCTAGCGGCTTTAGCACTTAATAGACCCCTTACATTTTCGATAACTACTATTTTCGGTTTTATTTCGGTAATCGCTCTCAAGAACTCGAACCATAAGTTAGACCGAGTTCCTTCGGTTAGACCTTTTCGAAGCCCTGCGGTCGAAACGTCTTGGCAGGGAAATCCGCCCGTAAGTATCTCGACGGGTTCTATAGCGGTGAAGTCCACTTTACTAACGTCGTGGTAGTTAGGCACTCCGGGAAAGTTTGCGGCTAGGACTGCGGACGGGGCTTTCTCCCACTCACAATGCCAAGCGACTTCTGCGTCGAAGATTTTGGCTACGGCTATATCGAGTCCGCCGTAACCGCTGAAAAGGCTTCCTATCTTCACTTAGTCCCCTTTTCTTTTGAGATCGATAAAGAATCCTTCGATAGAGCAGTTTCGCAGGGCTTCCTTTTCGGCTTCACCATAGGCGATAAGGACTGAAGGCGAACCAGCAGTCCCGGCTTTCTCACCTGTAGGTAAGTGAAACCGAATCCGACCCTTGATAAAGAGAATTGCGTCCGCCCTGCCCCAAACAGTTTCAAAGAAGGTTTTAGTTTCGGTTCGAGCAAATACAAGAGCAAGCCCCCCCCCCGCGTGTTTTGCGAGCTTATTTAGCCAAAGATCCATACCGCGACCATAGGGCGGGTTTAGCCATACTCGACCGAACCAATCCTGCTTTAGTCCGTCGTTTTCTATCGTGAAGTGATTTAGCGCAGTATCCCAAGGGCTGTCTACAGGGGCGCAGGGGTCAAGATCGAACGTTCCGAGCTTTGCTAAAAGTTCGGGCGGGGTAAGCCAAACGTCCGTTCCTGCGACTGTAGGTTCGCCGCCTAAATTAGCCAAGTTATCCCCTTTCGATTATCTGACTATACCGAAGAAATCTTCAAGTAACTAATTCGGCTATAAAAATTATCCGCAAGATACCAGCGTCCCCGCTGAAGATCATAATAAGGCGACTCTTCCGGGCTATCCGAAGCCGACAACTTCCAGCCATTCGACCGAGCTATCTCAGCCCACTCCGACGACGACTCGATAAGCCCGTTCAACGCCGCACAAAGAACAACCACGTTAGAAGGAACGTCGCGCTCGCGGCTACCACCCATACCCCGATTAGCCCTATGATTCGGGACTGCGGTTTCGGTATCGCCACAATGAACGCAACCGCCGTCGCGGTCGAGATACTTTTGAAACTCTTTCTTAGTCATTGCTGCCTAGAAGATACTCGGCTAGTTCTGGGTTGTCCCTAAGCATTAGGACGACGGGTTCTTCGTAAAGCCCAATAAAGAAATGCTCCCAGTCGTCGAAGTCAGTATTTTTACCCGGTTGGAAAGACCCGCCGAAAGTGATTCGGATAGCGTGAAGAAGCTCGTGGAAGAGCGTAACCCGCTTCATAGACGGAGCTTGCTCAAAGTCAAGAACGATCGAGTTATTGCCCGTCGAAGTGAACCCGAAGTGATTATTGCTAACCGAGTGCTTCCGCTTCTGCTCGATAATCTCCCAGACTTGAGTTCCGATCTTCACCGATTTAGGAATAGGCATTAGCGCAAGACTTTCAGTTCGGTTTCGAGTTGGCGGGCGATCGTCTGAGTAGACATCTGCGCTAATTCTAACTGCTTCAGTTTGAGCTTGATTCGGTTGTATTCGGCTTTAGCCAAATCCGCCGCTAAACGTGCTTCAGCGGCTTTTAGGCGGCTTACGGCAGTTCGGTCGGCGACTGTGCCTTGAGAGTCTAAGAAAGCCAACTGGAGCGTCCTGTCGTAGTCATACTCGCAGTCGGCTAACTTACACTCAGCGTCATAGAGAGCGCCCACGCCCTTAGCCGCTTCAGTTTGTATGCGGTAAAGTTCCGCTACTATCTGGGTCGGCGTAATGTCCATTATTTAGCCTTTCTGCCCGGTCGAAGATCGACCAGCGCAACGCGTTAGCAAGATTAGGGTTATTAGTTGCGTAAAGCTCGGAGTGAAGTTCCTTGATCTCAACTAGCGCCGCTAGCAGAATCCGTCTGTCGGCTAAGGTCATTTCCATAGGCTTTTACTTTCTCAAGAATCGCAGGGCTAACTTTAGCCGCTTGCGCCGCCTTATACAGTTTACGCAAGCCTTCAAGATCGTAAACCAACGCTAAAGCGTCCGCTTCCGAAACCCAGTCCCTAGCGGGCTTCGACGCTTCGTAACTAAAAGAGTCCGGGTCTGGCTCGTCCGTAGGCAAGCAAAGCAACTGAAGCAGGAACGTTCTCATAGCCACGCTCATAGCCTTAGCGGTCGCCTTGTCGCCCGAATCGAAAGCTTCGGCGGCGACGATACCCGAAATAGGTTCGCCCGAATCCCCGTAGACCGAGAACTCGACTTCGACATACGCGGCGTTCATTTGCGACCCCTTAGCCGTCGTTAGGGCTTCGTGCCTAACCGATCGGACTGCCGGGACGATAAACCCGCCCGCTTTTCGCAACGCTGGACCAACCGCGTTCATAACCGCGTCGATACCGCGAAAACTAAACCCTTGAGCTTGATTCCTGTCCTTCTTAGCCAAGCCTTGAACTTCGTTCATTACGGCTAGGACTACTTCTGCGCTACTTGCCATTTTCTTTACCCTTCTTAGATGTTGCGGTTATTTTGACTCGATCCGAATAGAAGCGGGTAGATAACCCTTCGACTTCGATCCAGTAAGCGTCCGGGTTGTCGGCGACGTAGCCAGAAGCGACGACGATTCCAAAAACCCAAGTTTCTGCGTGTTGCTCGCTCTTGATAACAATAAAAACCTGTTTCCCTAGTTTCATAATTAGCCCAACTTCATAGAGTCAAGCCCGGCAGTCTTAGCCGAGTAATAAGTAATAATCGCTATCGACCCTTCGGTCGTCCGAAGCTTTATGCGCTTCTCCGTATCGGTTTCGTGAATCTCAATAATCACGCCTTTTACGCCGCCAGCGGTAACAGTCTGCCCCAGTTCCATTACTTTCCCTTCGAGACAAACTTGCCGATTAGTTGGAAGATTTCGTTGCTCTTCTGCGCAAGCGTGAGCAAAGACTGATCGGTTTTGAATAGCTTTAGAATCGCTCGATCGTGCTGACCGAGCTTGATTACTACATAGATTAGAAGGCTGGCAGAGATAATCTGTAAAGCCCCTAGAACGATAACTGCGGTTTCCATTTATTTACCCTTCTTTACTGTTAGATAAGGAGTCCCGCCGTTGCGAGAACTCCGAGTCGCTACAACGTAGCGTTCCGACCCTACTTCGATTACTGCGGTTTTCGCAGAACCCATTTGGTCGAGAGTCCTAGACTTTAGTTCGTTTAGTTTCGTTGTTAGAGCGTCGATCTCAGACTGAGTGTTCTGAAGGTCGATTCCTAACTGTTGCGCTATCTCTTCTTCCCGGTTCTCTATCTCCGGGTGAAGAAGTTTCGCAGTTTCGTAAGTGTTAGCCGCGCCGTCCCAGTCTGGCGGGGTCTGAAGTTGTAGAGCTTTGCGGAACTCTTTAGCGGCTTCAAGCATTACTTCGAACTCGAACTGGTCGAACTCTATCTCGTAGGTTTCGAAGCGTGAGTCGATAAGTCCGACTAGAACTGCTTTCTTTAGACCAAGCACTCCGAGATACCAGAGAATCTGCGCTCGGTAGTTAGCGGGGACTTCACCGCCCCAGTAGCGACCAGAGAACTTGACTTCGATTAGTCCTAGTTCGCCGTTCTCGTCTACAAAGAGAGCGTCCGGGTTTGCTCTAGCCCACTCTTCGAAACTGCTAGCCCAAGTTCCCGTCCGATAGAACGTCCAGTTAGGTTTTGTTTTTGCGAAGAAGTCGAGAATCGGTTGCTCGAAGTGAGTTCCTAAAGCCATAGCGGTCGAAACAGGAATCTCGTTCGGGATAGCGCCTATCGCTTTGTAATAGCGTGTAACCGCAGACTCCCACTCGTTCACGCCGATAATCGAACCGATCGTAGAACCCGTAATAACTCCCGGTTCTTCTCGAAGCTTTGCCCACTCTTCAGACCCGGACTCGAAAACCCCTAAACAGATTGCGTCCGTAATCTGATCGTGCTGTGTAATTTCTTTCATTAGTTACCCTTTCAGCGTTTGTCTTTACGCTAGGGTAAAACTTACTATGAGCCACCGACAAAGCAAACTCTATTCTGAGCTAACGTTATCTATTCGTAATCTTGGGCAAGATCCGCCCTGCGTCGAAAGATACCTGCTTTACTACCCCGAAGGCGACGAAGCGTTCATAAGGTCTAGCAATAAGGAAGCGAAAGCGGTCTGCCAGACCTGCCCGGTTATTCAAAAGTGCCTAGATTACGCCCTGTCCGCTCAGGAAGCCGAAGGGGTTTGGGGCGGGACGACCGCTAGAGAGCGGGAATCACTTATCGCGGCGAAGAAGCAGACGCGCCTGAATAGTTAGAAGCTTGACGATAAGCCAAGAGAGCAAGGTTACTGCTCGTCGTCTAGGTCGCCGTAATCTGCCCAGTCGAACTCTTCCATTTCGGCGATCTCTAAAGCGTCCTTGATGTTCTCGTTATCTTCCGCCTGTTGAGCGACTACCGCCCTAAAGGTCTTTTCGATATCGGCTAGAGTCCAATGAGCTTTCCAGATAAGGATTACGCCTAGCACAGTTACGATCGTGCCGAGAACAGTTCCGACGGCGATCATACCGCCCCAGAACCAGCCCACAGGGGTAGGGGCTGAGATTCCCGCACCCGTTAGAAAGAAAGCCATAAAGATACCGATAATTCGGATACCGATACTCTTGAGAATCTTCTTTGTGCTATCCATTTACTTTTGCTTCCTGTTCTGCGACTCGGCGGCTAATGTATTTGTGAGCGTCCCAAACTTTGCCGACCGCCCCGCCCTTAGTAACGTTCGATAGCGTGAAGTGTAGGTGAACCCCGCTCGAAGCCGACCCGGTAGTCCCTGCGCCGCCCATAGAGTCCCCAGACTTGACCTTAGTTCCGACCTTTAGCGGCGACTGCGTGTTTAGGTGGCAATACATAAAGAAAAGAGTTGCGGGTTTCTGCTCTTTACCCCAAGGGCAGTTAGCGACCTTTAGTTCGACGACCCAGCCGAGAATGTCCGACCAATAGTTAGCGGAAACTACTCCGTCGTTTACCGCTGGGAGTGGAGTGTTCTTTGTGAACGGGTAAATCTTCTTCTTAGTTTTAGGATCTAACCCGTTGTAGTCGCAACCCCTATGCGGGCGACCCGTTAGTCGTTTACGTTCCGGGCTTAGTGAACCGAACTCGTCGAATACTACGGGAAAAGGTAACTGCCACATTTTTAGATTCCTAACAATTTTGCGAGAACGATACCGAGTAGCCCCGATAGTGAAGCTATGCCTAGAACTGCCCAGCGAAACTGCTCTAGCAGTCGGATTCGCTTTTCGTGATCGAGAACGTTGCGCTCAGTCCAAGTGATGTGATTCGGCAACCGCTCATTTAGGATAGTTACTTCTCTAATGAGTTCCTGCGCCCACATTGGGACTTGTTCTTCCACGCGTCGATTCTTTCTATCGGGCGTAGGGTTTCAAGTTTTATTCGGGTAGAGCTTCGGGCTCTACTACTTCGACTTCTTCTTCGGGTTCGGGTCGCGGCTTAGTAGGCTCGTTCGGGTTGTCGCCCGGTAGTTCCGAAGTCGGATCGGTTAGCGAAAGAATTACCTGCGCCGCCCACGCTTCAGCTTCACCTTGAGCCCAAGCCGAGCCGTCTGGCCAAGTAGGTTGAAACATAAAAGGCGTTTCGTTGTCGCCTTCGAAGATTAGAACTGCGCCGTCTACTATTTCGTATCTCATTATCCGTTACTTGGTCCAAATCCGCCAGTTAGTCTGCTGGCATAGCTCGCCGTCGATCCTGTGTTTACTGAAGAGAAAGAGCCAGTAGCCCCGGTCGTGCTTCTAAAAACTGTTCCGTCGCCGTTGAAGATAACGTAAGTCCCGTTTCCGTAAACGATATTGTTACTTTGTTTTGACGCTGGCATAGAGATAGAAGCCCACGTTCCTAGCGGTGTAGTAAGTTTATACGCCGTTGCCGCGTTGTAACCGCCAGACAAAACCCAAAGCTCATTATTAGCAATAAACATAGGGCTATTCACGTTTGAGAGAGTAGACATTGTCGTCCAAGTTGGCGACGCGGTAGCGATATTTGCGGTTCTGTAAATAACGCCGCTGTAATCTTCTACAAACCAATAGCCCTGCCAGAAAATAATATCCCTAAAGTAGTTCGCGGCGGGCGGTGTATAGAAAGCCCAGTTAGACCAACCTAACTTACCTGCTCCGTCGAACTCGACGGGCATAATACCTGACCCTGATGTTCCCTGAGTCGTAAACCTAGCCCATTGAGTCGTATTGTTATCGCTTAGAACTGCCCAAGTCGAAGCCCCGTCCCAAGCAGGGCGACACATAGCCGTAGCGTAAGGGGCTGATCCGTAATACTGACGCAACTTCGCAGACTGATCCTGAATACGGGACTGCGTATTTATTCCCCAGTAAAGATTTGCCCCAGCCGCCGTCTGAAACCACCCGTTATTAGTAGGGGTGTTATTATTTGACTGATTATTGTAGTCGCCGTCTAGTTTCCCAGTAAGAAGATCCTTGGTAAACGAAGGAATATAGTTTGCGCCGCCGTTCCACCATTGCCAGCCAAGAGTTGACCCGTGATAGGTCAAGTATTGCTGAGTAACCGAACCCGGTGTTGTGCGCGAAGTCCAAGTAGACCCGTCCGGGCTAGTTCTAAAAGTAGAAGTTGCGTCCGCAAAAGCAAAAAGTCCTTCTGCCGATACGTTGCCAACGCTTGTCCTATTGAACTTATCAAAAGTCCTAATGCTTGATTTAGAGAGTGAAGAGATCGCCACGATCTATCCCCTAGACGATTTCTGAACCGAAAGCCGCAAAAGTTAGGTTAGCGTTTCCAGCGTAGACAGTTAGAACGTCCGAAGCGTCCATAGTAATACCGAGAGTCAAGTTAGTTGAATCGTTCGCCGCAATAGCCACGTCATAAGCTAGATAGTGAGTATTTGCTAGAGTTGCCCCGTCTGGACGAACTGCGATACGAAAAGTCGTAGCAGTAGCCCCGCGATTACAGACAACTAGCGTCGAGATAACAGTCTGCTTACCTGCGCCGACAGTATACATATCGGTCGAAGTAGTCGCTGAAGTTGCGTTCTGAGCTAGAACTTTATATGAAGTAGTTGGCATTTATTTATGCTCCCATTAGTAGAAATTGGTCAAAACCGCCGCCGCCGCCGACAGACTGCCAAGCCGCCCCGTCGTAAACAGTAACTTCGTTAGTATCCGCAAGATAAGACATCATACCTTCAGAAACCGCAGTCCCCAAAGCCGAGCTTCTAGCCGCCGAAGAAGCAAAGACCATAACAGTCTGATCCATTAGATAGCCTTGAACGTTTACGGCAGTAAGAACTTCACCTGCCGAAAAGACTTTGCGACCAAGACCGGGCAATTGGGACTCCTTAGAAACCTAGAACGTTGCTATTAGTATCTAGCATACCAAATACAGGGTCGTCCAAAACTAGGTAAGTTAGATCGACTGTAGCCAGACCGAAGTTTACGATATGTTCGCCCGCGATATCGACTGAGTGATTTAGGCGGATAATCTCGGCGTAGCGGACGATAGCGGGCGGTAGATTCGACGGCAAGAACGTAACCTTTACCACCGATCCGAGTTCGAGTCCGAGAATCTGATTTTGCTCGGCTTCGGTAAGACTATTTAGGCGGACGTTTAGAGAGTCGAACCTGTATTGCGGTTGCGAGTATTTCGAAGCAAGAAATAGAGCGGTATCGGTGAGCTGAGTATCGTCATTTAGCAGAAGGTCATTGAGCGTTAGGTTATAGATTCCGTAAGCGTTCTGAGAATCCGTATCGTTAGCGATAACCTGCGTCGAAGTGATAACCGAAGAAGCGACTATCTCGTTAGCCAAATCTTCCGACCCATACATAACCACTAAATCTTGATAAGGGATACCCGTCCCAGTATTAGACAACTCGATAAGCCCCACCGAGCTAGGCGCAACAGTTCTATCCTGAAAAGTCGCTTTCCCGTCCTTAGCAATAAAGAACCGCCCAAGCTCAGACTGCTCGACCTTCTGAATATAGGCTAGTGCGCTAGTCCCTTCGGCGATCACGTCCGCACCGAGATAAGCCGACCCGGTATCTATCTGGCGGTTATCGGGCGCCCAGTCCACAAAAGGACTATCAAGAATTGCGTTTACTCTCGCCCCCGAAAACTGCGCCGTAGCGGTAGAAGCGGGCAAAGTCTGATTAGTAAGCTCGGCGAACCCGTCCGAAGTAACAAAGGAAGCAACCGCGTCGCCGTTCGAAGAATAAGCAAGATTCCAGTCGTCTACCGAACCGAAATACTGAATAGCGTCATTAGTCCAAATACGAACCTGCCGTTTAGGAATAATGTTTCCGAAATAAGGCGACGCTTCATAAGTTGGGTCATAGTAGCGATTCTGATTATTCAACTCGACGACCGCTTCACCCGAAGAGAAGTTCCCAATATCGTTAGCCTTACCCCGCTGAATAGTGAAACCCGTAACGTCGCCCGTAATGTCGATAAAGATAGTTCCGCCGAGAACCCAGTTCGGATCGTCGAGTTTACCCGCTACCGGGTCGTCAAGAACTAGAAATGGTCCACCCGCACCGCGCAGGTCGAACCCGATTTCGACTTTCTCAGTAGGCATTAGACCAGCGCCACGTTCGATCGGTTGTATTTATTCAGCTCGGCTTGGATAGCCTGACCTACCGCCTTGCCGTCCGTTCCAAGACCAGCCTTTACAGTAATCGTTACAGTCTGAGCGCCCTGACCCTGCGTATTACGAAGATAGTTCCCGGCTAGTCGTCGAGTAACGCTACTGTTCGCCCCAGAAACCCCTACATTGCCCGCCGCTATGTCGGCAAGACTCAAAGTAATCTGCTCGAACTCCTGCGAAGGAACTTTTAGATTTGTGATCATAGAGTTAAACGTAGAAGTAAATGCGTCCGCGAGCGCGGTCGCGGCGTTCACTAACGCTTGCTCTTGGCTCATAAGACCCGCCACAAGCCCGCCAGCGACTTCCACGCCGTTATTGAACATAACTAGGGCGGTATCTTCCGCTATGGCTTCTCCGACCCGCTCAAGCTCTAAGAACAGGTTATTTAGTTCGCTTACAGTCCCAGTTCCGCCCTTGATGATCTCGGCGGCGGTAGCAGACCCCGCTTCTAGCCCTGCGTCTACGATCTGCTTATACAGGTTCTTATCTAGCCCAAGTTCCCGGAGTTGCTTCAACTGCGAAGCGAACTCTTTGCTCCGGGTAACTACGTCTGAGAAGTTCGAAACTAGGTTGCCCGTTTCCTGATTCACTAGGCTAGTGATCGAAGCGAACCCGCGAACCGCGTCCTTTACGTCCCCGATAAGCGCCTGAGCAAGACTGCGCTTCGAAGCAAGTTCGTCCCTTTGGCGGGCAATAGCGGTTAGAGCTTTGCGTTCGGTCGCAACATAGTCAAGAAGATTCTTCCCGGCTCTAGCAACAATAGTTCCGTTACCAATTCCGTTCTGGATCGATTCCGCAATTGCGTCGAATCCGCTAGTAGCAGTCTGCTCGAACTGACCGATTTCACGCCCTAAGTCGATAAGCGGTTTTACGCCTAGCGAAAGCCCCATAAGTTCTTTAGAGAACTCGGCTAGAGCTTCGGTTTCTTTCGCTAAAGCTTCTGCGAGATCTTTAGCCGTTTCAGCGGCGGCTTCGGCGGCTTTCTTAGCGGCTTCGGCGGCAGTCTTAGCCGCCTTTTGAGCGGCAGTAAGACCAGTCGTGCCTTTAGGCGGTGGCGGTGGCGGGGCAATCTTTATCCCGGTTCCAAGACCACCGCGCAAACCTGTAGAGCCAAAGTAATTATCAAGAACCGAACCACCCTGCCCAGTCGCAGGTCTATTCTTCATAACATAAGATTCAATGTCGGCGATTATCGCCGCCGCTTGAGCGCCCTTTGATCGTCTTAGAAAAGCGATTTTCTCGTCGTAAGCCGCACGATTAGTTTTATACAACTCGACGTAAGAATCCATAGCGGCATTAGCGTCTTGCTCCGCTAACTTGCCAAAGTTCAATTTAGATAGAGCGGCGAAACGCTCGATCAGAATAGCTAAATCGTCTAGTATGCCCGACAACTGAAGAGAGTCGGCTAGGTCGATAACTGAAGTAGCGATATCGGCAACGTCGCTAGCAAACTGCTTGAGCTTTGCTTGACCTTCTGCCGAATTGAAGTAATCTGCTAATTCGTTTAGGTATGGAAGGAGAGCCGCACCGATTTGCTCTTGTAAGTTACCGAAAACGATTTCTAGACGCTGGTAGGGGTCAAGCTTTGCGGCGGCTTCAGCCGAACCTGCGAACTGCTTTTCTAGCAAAGCCATAGGGTCTGAAACGCCCTTGACGTTTATTCCTAACCGGGTTAGGGCAGTTGAGTTACCTTGATAAGCCTTGCCTAGAGCAATAGCGACCGAGTTTAGTCCGCGACCAGTCCCGGCGGCAACGTCTAAAGCTAAACTTGTAAGACTTGTAGCCTGACCGAGATCGCCAGTAACTCTTGTAAGTTGGGCAAAGACCGGGCGAATCTCGTCGTCGGCAACTGCCGCCAAACTTTCCATTTTGCTTATGGAAGTTTCAACTGCGGCTATCTGCTCATTAGTTGCGCTAACAGTATTCTTGAGCGCATTAGCCAATAAGCCCTGCGATTTAGCGTCCGCAGTCGCCGCCTTAGCCGCCGCGTTGAGCTGATTAGTAATAGCACTAAGACCAAGACTGATACCTAAAGCACCAATAGTTCCTTTTAGGCTTTTACTTAAACCGCCAAAGGCTTTCTTAGCATTGTTTACGCCTTTGGGGTCGAACTTGGATACTAAGGGGACAATTACTGCCATTTATTTATCTCCTAGAATCCAACTATTTTCGTGTATTTGTCTAAGACCATTCTAACTTCTGCTTCGACCGCAGGAAGTTTCTTTTCAACCGCTGGCCAGACATAGCGAGAAGGTGTGCCGCCAAGCGCACGAATAAAAAGCGTTCCCTGCGGACTACGGGCAACTCGCGCAGTATCTATGATCGAAACGATAGCCGAGTTAGCTTGAACTCGAACTAGAGAAGTAATCGCCGCTCTTTTCGAGCCAGTCGATTTGAAGTTAATGGAAACCGACTTTGGCTTGATTATGTCGCCCTTCCAGTTCTTCGAATAATTCCACGAAGTCCTGCCCCTGTGATTCATACCCCTAAGCGGTGGAGAATCCGGGATAGCCTTTACGATCGCCGCCTGAATGACCTTTGCGGGCTTCTTAGCTTCTTTCTGAAGCTCACGCTTGAGTTTCACGTCGATAAGGTCAAGACGCTTATTCAAGTCCCGAATATTCGAGTAGATTACGTCTGCCATTACCGCTTATTCATTTCGTTTGCTTTCCAAATAAGATATCGCCCCATAGTCCAGAGCATACGATCCGACTGCTCTAAAAGGACGCTTGGAGCGATACCTGTTTCGCAAGCTAGGCTGGCAATAAACCAATGTGAACTACTGTCGCCTAGCCCCTTTATTTTGGGTCGGCTATTTCACTTGCTCCTACAGATTCGACCGATTCGAGCCAAGAGTCAAAATCGAGAGTAGTTGCTTTTGTGCGAACTTCGGCGGCGTGAACTAAGAAAAGAAGATAACTTATCTTCAAATCTTCTTCAATTTTGCCTATCGAAATATTGAAGTGATTTTCAAACTTGACTAGATCGCTAGCCGAGCAAACAACTTCTTTAGTTTCGCCGTTCAAAAAAGTAACGCGTAGGGTTATTCTCATTTTTGTTTAGTCCTTATTAGGCGGTTGCGCGGGTGATAGCGCCAACAGTCGGAATCGTGATATCGAACGTCTGGAGATCGCCGACCTGTCCCGAAATTGGAGAATATTGCGAGATAAGCACAGTCGCCGAATACGCGGGATTTGTGGCAGACACAGTTCCCGAAGCCGGGCGGATAACTACAGTTCCTTCAGATCCCAAGAGCGGGAATAGAGTCGCGTCCACCGAACCTGCGCCGAAGTCCTGAAGAAAGTTCAAAGTAACCGAACCACTCTTTAGACCTGCGGCAACTTCACGCCAGCCCTGCGAACCTAGAGAAGTCTTGTCGATCTCTTCGACAGTAATCTCTAGCGAAGCGCCAGCCAAGCTTGATGATAGGTCAGTTCCGTTTAGACTGACGAATCTTGATGTAACTACTACTTTTGGCATTTTTTTCCTTTTTTAGTCAGCCTGAACGACAACGTTGAACTCTGCCGCCAGATATGTTGTTTCACCGATAGTTGTTGCGCCGTAGTTTCGCATATCGGTTACCACGACGGCATAAGCCACGCCGCCGAGAGTCTTATCTGATTCTATCGCACGTCTGATAGATGAAACTCCGCTAGCCGAGCAATAAGCGTCGAGAGCGGTCTGAGCGGTGCGAGCGTCTGCTCGACCCACTACTAAGGTAACTGTGAAGTTGTATTCGCTTAGTGCGTCGTTGAAAGCCCGGTGATACGTTACGCCCGCAGGGACGATAAGAGCAAAGGGCGGGTTCACTAGCTCGGGGAGAGTAGCCGAGCTTCGAACGTTAGCGGTAAGAAGGTTAGTGGCAAGCCCGGAACGAAGAGCGGAAATCGAAGCCATTAGGCGAACTTCACGATCCTGTAAGGGTCTACTAACTGAGCAACGTCCGGGTCGATTCTTGCGCCTACGCGGATAAAACCGAGATCGGGCGACGATAGCACTCCAAGGGGGCTATCTAGACGTTTGAAGATTCGGCTTGACTGAATAATCGTCGCCTGTTTGATAGCGATAGGGACTGAAGCCCAGCCCCAAGTGCCTGTAACCTTCACCAAGGCTTCTTCTCCCCAGACCGGGAAGGTGTAGTCGCCGATCGCTCTAATGGCGTTAGAAGGCACTACAAGCCCGTCTACGCGGTTATTTAGCGGCTCTAACTGATAGTCGTCCGCTTGCCAAACAATGTCGTAAGTTCCGTCCGCAGAACTATCCGTCGCTATCT